TTCTTATTGCATCTGAAGCCGAAGATGGGTATTGTTTGTATGTGTGCATAGCATTGTTTAATGAATTTGACCATTGGTCCTCTCCATAATCTTCTATAAAAACTGTTTTATATTCATTTGTAAGAATTTTTGACTTACCATATAAATCAACCAATGCTTCATAGAGTTTATCTCTACTACCACCAATAGCTAAATATTCTTGCATATTTTGGAACATAGCTACTTCTCTATCAGACACATTACCTACAGCACCACCAGTTGGGTTATTAGCTCTCATTCTTTGTATTTGTTCTGTAAATTGTTTACTTTTTAGTGAATTTAAAAAATTAGCAACATCAGCAGCTTTTCCACCAGATTCTGCAAACCAATTTCCAGTACTTTCATTAAATTTAACAGCAAATCTTCCTGTAGTTGTAAATAAAGCATTTAATGCTTCTGGGTCATCTAATATTTTTTCAATATTTTTAGATACATCTCTTGTTGTTGTTAGTCCGTAACGAGCTAATCCTTTGTCTTTTACTCTTGCATCTAAAACTTTTTCTTTTCTTTTTCTAAATCCTTCTACACCTAAATCAGGGTCAAGGTATTCTTGAACTCTTAATGGCAATTTATTAAAATCTTCTACTGACATAATTTTTTTATTTGCTGTTTTTACCATACCTTCAGGAACAACTTGTTGTTCTAGTTGTGAATTAACAGATGTATTGATATTGTTAGACATATCAGCATTGTTAGTTTTTTGTAATCTTTTAATAAAGTCTAATTTACCATTATTTAAATAGTTAGGTTTGTATAATGGGTCATTTTGTGCCTTTCTATTTTCTTCTGCATTATGAGTATCAACATCTTTTTGGTCTGGTAATTGATTAAAGTAAGTTACCATACCTGCTTTATCTTGAGGAATATTAAATCTATCTTTAATACCTAATGATTGATACAACATTCTTTCTTCTTCAGTTATTTTATTATTTGCAAAATATTTGTCAGGGTTTATAGCTAACTCTGCTGCTTTCATAGGTGGCAATGTTTTTACATATCTTTGAATACCATCTAATTTAGATACATCCAAAACAGATTTTACTCTTTTACTTTGCAAGTCGTAAGGTTGTTGTGCAATATCACCTTGTAATTTTTGTGTTTTTAAATTAGTATTTAAAATATCTTGTCTTGTTATATAGTTTTTAGTTTTTTTATCTACAATACCTTGTCTACCTGCACTTGCTCCTACATACGCTTCTAAAAGAGATTTTGGAGTTACGCCCTGTTGAATTAAAGGAGCAGCAAGCCCTAAAGCAGTAGCAACATTAGCTTGTTGGTCAAAATTAGTTCCTAACAAAGAATCTGGAACTACACTAGGAGTAATACCAAGAAGTTTATCTAAATTTTCTTTATCTAATAATGATGCCATAATTATGTTGCCCTTCTTATTTTGTATGGTTGTGTTGGGGTATATGTACCTTTTATTGCTTGTCCTGCTCTGGGGGATATAGGAGGTTGTTGAGTATTACCAGCAGATAGTGCTGTTAAACCTAATCCAGCCATTGCTACTGGGTTTTCTTCTGCAAATCCTACAACGCTATCAAATGCTCTTTCATATAATGGTTTTTCAAAACCACCTTGTGCTGCTGCTATTTCTTCTGGAGTAGATTTAGTTATATTATCAAATTTTGGAGCTTGATTTATTTTATCAAAAGTGCCATCTATATTTCTTGCAGAAGTATCAAAATTAGCTGTTTGCATTTGTTTAGTAGGGTCATTAGTCATTAATGAACTTACATAATCTGGAGTAGTAGTTGAACCTAATCGGTTTACTCCAATATCAGGAGTCATATTTATATATTGTTGTTTAAACGACATATCAGGAGCTATGCCTCCACCTAAAGGTTGATAGCTATTTGAAGCTAATAATGTTTGTTCTGCTGGAGCAGTAAATCCAGTTAAATTAGCTGTTTGACCACCCATACCAACATTATTAAGAGGTATGGTATTTCCAGTATTACTGCCTAATAAAGAAGTGCCACCTTGTAAGGAGTTTGCAGTTGCAGTAGAGGTTGCATCAGCAGGGTTTACACCTTTAAACATATCGCCAAAAGGTAACTTGCCACCAAGATAACCACCTGCTGCACCCATAGCTGCATCTTGTGCTATACCTTTTAAATCTTTACCTTGTACAAGTCCTTTACCTGCACCTACAAGAGTTCCAACTGTAACTGGGTCCATTGCCATTATTTACCTCCTCCACTAGAAGTTGAAGTAGTAGTAAGTGGGGCAGGAGCTCCATAGGATGCTGCTAAAAAGTTACCTAACTGTTGTTGTGGTGCGTTAGCTCCATATTCATATCTTGCAATATCTGCATTTAGTGCATCTTTTGCATACCCTTCTTCTGTTTGACCTACTCTAGCTAATTGGTTTATATCAGAGTAATCTGCCATAGCTAAATTAGGAGCACTTGCTATAGCTGCATCTTGTCTTCCTCTTTCATTGGCAAAGTTTGTGTAAGCTAATTCTGCACCTCTGCTAGTAAGGGCATTTGCTAGGTTTTCAGATGCTTTAGATTCCATTTCTGCCATTGCTCCAGAACCATATCTTCCTGATTGAGCTGTTCTGCTACCTATGTCTCTAATAGCAGTATTAAATTCTGATACAGCAGGTTTTGCTGCTGACCTCATCATTGCATCAAAGTATGGATTGCCTGCTGATAGCCTATCTCCACGAATAGTAGACATCTGTTGTGCTTGAGCTGCTGGTAGTAATGGATTACCTGCTGTTGCCCTAGCTCTAGCTGCATCTAATGCAGTAGTGGTTGTTGCTCCTGCTGGAACATAAGTCTCGTCAGGATAGTATGCTGGAGCACCTTCATCATAAAGCCTAGATGCTTCATTTAAACCTTTTCTAATATAAGGCTTTAGCATAGGGTCAATTTCAGACGTAGTAGTTTGTTGCTGTGGACTACCACCTTTTGCAAGTATTCTACCCATCTTACCATTGTCAATAGATTGGTTTCCATCTAGCTCTGGAAAATAATCGTTCATAGTTTTAGCTCCATTAGTGTGTATTTTTTTTCATAACCATATAGTTTGTTAAACAACCTAACTATACTTTCATATTTAGTAGAACCTTGAATACAAGTTCCACCATTTGCTTTTACCCAAATCTTAAAATCTTTAAATCCTGCTTTTGTATTTCTACCACCCATATAGGTAATATAGGCTACTCTGTCATTAGGAAAGTTTATCCATTGGACAGTAAATGCACAAAGACATTTCTCTTTGTTCATAAGTAATAGTAGTTGTTGTTGTCCTTGTATAACTTGTAGTTTGAGTTGGTCAGCAGTAAACTCACCATTACCTTTATCTAATGCTTTTTGTAATAATGGTTCTGCTAAATCCCAATACTGATATACAAAATTAGTTGGTACTACATATAGTTTCATACTGTAATAATATCACTTAACCTACTATAATATAATCAAAATTTAAATCTGCATGACCTACACTTGTGTGTGTTATAACTGCACTACCTTTAGCATGGGTTGAGATGTAAGGTGATTGTGCTGCTGCATTTGCAGTTAAAGGAGATAGTATTATGACACTATCAAATCCTAGTCTTTCATCATTTAAAGTAGTGGTTGTGGAGCTTGCAGTTAATTTTACTGTGCCACTATTGTTAGTCTTACCATTCATAGCATTGTTTACTACTTCTGATACTGCTCTAGGTTCACCACCCTGATAGGGCAATGTTCTATACATTCTAGGCATTATCTATTACCTCTAGGTATGGTGTATACATCTACTGCCATACAATTAGTCCAACTACCTGTAGGTTCTACACTTACCCTGTGATACCTACCAGAACTTCTAACACTAGCTCTACCTTCATCTGTAGTAGCTACTGGTGTCGTAAATACGATTGCATCATCTAATTCTTTGCGACTTGCTATAGATATATTGGCACTACCATTATCTACTTGTGGCCTTAATAGGTTTACAAAAGAGTTATAACCAACCTCTATATCAGTAGTTACTAATTTAGAGTTATACGCACTTCCTGTAAAGGTAGATAGTTTAGTACCTGTAGCTCCTGCAAATAAGAATTTACCACCTGCCCATAATCTAGCATCTAGTGATGCAGGCATAGTATCTATGTCGGTGTACCCTAGTGTACCTAAACCTTCTAAAGTCGTGCCTACAGTCGCTATATTGCCTAGCACAGTAGAGGTTGTATCAACATGACTCCACTTACCTAGTGTCCAGTTATATACTAATATAGTTCTACCACCAGATGTGTTTGCATAATTCCAAACAGCAATGTTGGAAGTAGGGTTTATAGATGCACTCATGTTATCTATAAGTGTTAAATCTATATCAGTAAAGAACCATCTGTCTATTTTTTCATTTCCAATAGGTGTTACATTTGTACCATCACAACTATAGAAACCATCATCACTTAAAAAGAAAGTAACATTATTATATTGACATACAGAGTTGCCGTTTAAACAACCTAATCCTCTAGAAATGTTGTCAAATTGAAAGAATAATGGTGAACCTACATAGCTCATTCTGCTAATAGACTTTTCTAACAGTATAAGACCAAACTCACCACCTGTTACTGCTTGTATATTACCACCATCTGGAATTACTTGATTGTCTGCTTGTGATGTAGCACCTGCTGTCCAATCAGTTTCATCATTGATGTCTGACCATTGTACTGTTGAGTTACCTAATGTTCCTGTATTGACATAACCTGTTACTACAAAATCTCTTACTACAGCTACTTGTCTAGCTATTGGAGATGTTGCTACATCTGCCCATGCTGTAGATGTACCAATAGTCCAATACTGAAGAATAGCGTTACCATTAGCTGCAATAACTGTTTTACCAAACTGTACAAACTTCCAAGAAAATGTACTGCTATAACCACCAGATTTAGATTTATCTTCTAACGCTTCTGTAGTGTTGTTAAACTTAAATAGTTTAGTAGCACCACCTGCAAATATAATTACCTCTGTACCCCATTTAGCTACAAATACAGAGTTTATAGATTCTGCTGCTGCACCACTAAAATCTACTGCATTAGGAAATGGTTGGTAGCCTATAGATACAGGTATAACATTTAGTGCATCATTTAAACCACCTGCATTATCAGGTTGGTCAGGTAACCATTCTGTAAACTGTACTCTTTGTGTAGGCATATTAAGTCTTTATAATAAAGTTAATTCCTCTGTATGGAGGTAAGTTAGTATTAGTTGAGGATGAACCTTCTGTAGAGTTTGCTACTGTAATGCCTGTAGTTGCTGTAGAAATAACCCCAGTTTGATGAGAAGAGCCAGAACCAGAAGGTCTGCCTGCACCACCACCATTAGCAAAAGTAATGCTTGTACTTCCATCACCTCCTGCTATTGTATGATTATGTCCGGGGTCTGTAACTGTTGCTGTGTGTGTATGGCTAGGTAATGTAGAATTAGCACTACCACCTGTAGCATTTAGAGCATAGGTACTTCCAGAACCAACAGGAAATTTATCTCTCATATCTGGTACATTAAATGTAGAGCTACCATCACCTGCACCATAAGTAGTTCCTATAAGAGCAAACAATGTAGCGTAGGTGGAACGAGATACTGCTGCACCATTACATAATAACCAACCTGTAGGAGCAGATGCTGCACCATACATTTGTATAAATCCTGCTAAAACACCATCTACTTTATCTGCCCAAGTAGGCGTAGCACCAGAACCTGCACTTGTCATAATTTGACCAGCAGTTCCTGTAGCACCATCTAGTGTGAAAGAGCCTGTAACGGCTAGTGTGCCAGAGCTNGTAAGTGTACCTGCNTTAGTTTGGTTATCACCACTAGCACCACTTTGCCAATTATTACATTGTGCCATTACTTCACGAATAGCATTGTTAATTGTAGCAGGTGGGCAACCCTCTGCAATATTTACACCACCAACATCTGTATTAGAAGCTGCTGTAGATGACCATTCACTAATTTTTGCTCTGCTCATATTATCCTATCCTTAACCATGTGTTTTCGCCAACAGGCACATCCGTCCAATTATTACCTTGAATATGTCCGTTAGCAGTTAAAGTAACTGTAGCTGATATAGATGCTACAGCACTATCTGTTTCTACTCCTAAAGCTGTTAATGTTGCGACTCCTGATGCCGTACCTACTCCACTCCAAATTGCTACAGAGGATGCAGATACTGAACCTACGCTAGAAATACTTGCTGTGCCAAATACTGGTAAGCCTAAGGTAATTGCTGTAACTGTAGCTGAACCAGTAATGGTTGCAGAACCAACTGCTACCCCTTCTGGAGATGCTGATACAGTTGCAACGCCTGATATAGTGGCTACCCCAGTAGAGGTTATTGGTGCTGGTGTTGCCGATACAGATGCTACTGCTGATATAGAAGCTGTGCTAGTAACTGGTAATCCACTTGTTACTGCTGTTACAGTAGCGACTGCCGATATAGCAGCAACGCCAAGATGTACAGAGGTTGCTATAGCACTAAAAGGAGCTGCTGAAAAACTACTTATACCAAACATTCATTGCTCCTAAAATTTATCTAGTGTTTTTTTAATTTTGTCTAATATCATAGGCATAAGTTTCATACCAGAATATCCAACGAAAAATGCTAATGCAGGTGCAAAACTATTATGCAGATTAAAAGAAACCATGACTGGTGGTATTAAAAATTTAGCAGATACAAGTGCTATACCTATATTGTAGAATAGCTCTTGCCTATGTCTTTTCCTTTCTACCAACCAATTTATATGACCACCTTTTGGCTTTTTACCTTTAATCTTCTTGGTGTTATAGTTGCATAACCCACCAGCTATACTGGCTAATACTACAATGTAGTCCATGATGCTCCTTGCATGACATCAATCAAACCCTCCACATCAGTACATGCTGCAATAGCTGTTTCTAATCTATCACATTCTACTTTTACTTCTTCTCTAAAATCTACGACTTTAGCTGGCATAGCTACATCACTTTCCATTTTTCTTATAACATACCAATCTGTAGGTGCTAGTAATGTATTAGCTGTATGTTTTACTTCTGCAATCTTTCCAAATTTTAGTCCTCTAGTTACTAGCTTTTCTTCAGTATCTTCCATTTCTTCAGTTTCTGGATTCCATACTTGTACATATATTTGATTGCCATCTTTATCTTTTGCATCTTCATCCTCCATAGCTTTAGGGTTATCTATCTCGCCATTCCAATAATATCTGTCATCTGCCCTTACAGGGTCTGCTTCCCATGTAACGCCTATAGCATCTTTTTCTTCTTGTGTAGATAACTGTAACCAGTTCCTAGGATATAGTATTTCGTTATGTGAAAACCCCCTATCCATAATAAGAGTTTTCCCGTTTAATTTATATGCCATAATATTCTCCTATCGGGCGTTTGAGTTTTTAAAAGGGTTCTCGGCAAATGCCATGTATATGTATGTACCACCAGAATTATTATGTCCTGCACCAGATGTTTTTAACTTAAATCCATTAGACACTATATCTAAATATGCACCTGAACCTGAACCTTCTGCTCCTGCATCATTAGCTTTTAAATGATATTGAGATACATTATAAGGATTTCTAGCAGTATCATGTATTTGCCAATCTCTAGTAGTATTAGTTTGTTTTAATATTAAAAATGCAGGTCTAAACCCTGTGTATACAAATGGTCCATCAGTAGAGCCATTACCTGTGTAACTACCAAATTTACTGTAGCCTTCTACTTCTGCAAAACAGTAGGCTATATAGTTATAACTTGAGGAATTTACTCCATCCCAATTACTTACAGAAAATACGGATGATGTAGGTGCAGTATTGTTAAAAGGTAAACTGCTAGATGTTGTAGCAGCTGTTTCGTCTAATTTTATTAATTGTGTTTGCGGTGATGTTGTATTTGCTTGATGGTAAACTGACCAGTTATTAGTTTGCCCTCTATTTTTAATAATAAGCATAGCAGGAACTGTTCCTAGTCCATGACCTATAGTAGCACCTGCTGTACTATTGCCAGTATAAGCCACCACACTAAACCCTGCTGTTGTATTAGCAGATACTGTAGATGCTATAGTTGGGTTTGTACCATCTATTGAACCTGCTGCAATAGATGCTGCTGTTGAGTCTGAACCTCTCCAGTTCCAACCTACAAAAGTAGAACCACTATTATTCGCACCTGCATCTGTGCCTAATGTAAAACCATTTGTATCAAAAGAAGTTACCCCAGAAACAATATCTTCATTAGATGTAGAATTAGACATAAGTCTTTTAGTTGCACCACGCACACTATCATACCAATAATGTGAATAAGCCACACTT